AATTTTATCTACGGTAAAAGATATTCCAGAAGCGGCTATCATTGCTAGGTATTTAATGTTACAGAAGAGAATAGCCCAGGTTCAATCTTGGTTGTCGTTTTTAAGACGCGACAGAGTACACGGTTCAGTAATCTCGAATGGTACAATCACTGGAAGAATGTCGCATCGTGACCCTAACTTAGCACAAGTACCAAGTGTAACTTCACCATACGGCAAGGAGTGTAGAGCTTGCTGGACAGTTCCAAAAGGATACAAACTGGTAGGTATAGACGCTAGTGGTTTGGAGTTACGAATGCTGGCACACTATTTAAACGATAAGGAGTTTATAAATGACATTCTCAACGGAGACATCCATACAGCTAATCAAATTCGCGCAGGACTTGAATCAAGAACTCAGGCAAAAACTTTCATCTATGCCTTCCTCTACGGCGCAGGAGATGCAAAAATTGGAAGCGTGGTTGGAGGAGACAAGAAACAAGGTAGAAGAGTTAGGCAATCTTTCCTCAATAATTTTCCATCACTTAAATCTCTTAGACATCGAGTTACGAGAGAGGCTGAACAAAACCAATACATCAAGGCGCTAGACGGGCGTAAGGTTTTTATAAGAAGTTCCCACGCCGCATTGAATTCTTTGTTGCAAGGGGCAGGAGCTATTGTAATGAAGCGAGGTTTAATTATATTAAACGACATGCTTCGAGACAGTGATGTTGATGCTCATGTAGTGGCTAACGTACACGATGAATGGCAAGTAGAAACTTGGCATGAAGATGTAGACAGACTTGGAGAGATGGCAGTAGATGCGATACGCCAAGCAGGGAATTATTATAAACTTAACTGTCCGCTAGATGCGGAATACAAAGTAGGAGGTAATTGGAGTGAAACCCACTAAAAATGACAGAAAGAAATTTGACTTGGACTTACAGTACGGAGAGATACGAGAAGATAAAGTAAGAGATATGCTTGAGAACAAAAAGATAGAAGTCAAATCCGAAAGAGATATGTGGATGAAGACGGGTAACATCTGCATCGAGTACGAAAGCTATGGTAAGCCTTCAGGCATTAAAGCTACGGAGTCAGACTATTGGTTTCATAATCTTTGTGTCGGTGATGTAGAGTTTTGTACCTTGGTGTTTGACACTAACATGTTAAAGAAGATTGTGAACGACTTGGATACTTTTAAAACTGTATCGGGTGGAGACAACAAAGCTAGTCGTATGTTTCTAGTTAATTTACAAAAGTTATTTTCAAGTGATGTCATTAAAGCATTTAAGGATACACTTGATAATGAAGAACAGGAGAACGAACATGAAAAATCTGACAACTCTGGTTGATGATATGTATTCATCTGTATTAAAATTAAATACAGGTGAGAAGGAAATTCCAGAGGAACTTTTAGAGTCCTTAATGGATGGTATAAAGAATGCTGTAGTGTCATGGGCTACTCCGCAGAATAGAAACGGCTTTGAACTTCGTATGTCCAACATAGGAAAACCAAGCCGACAGTTATATTATACAAATAAGTATGCTGATTCTAAATCAACAATAGATGCTTCCACCTCTATAAAGTTTTTATACGGACATTTACTTGAAGAAGTTTTAATTTTCTTAGTGAAGCTTTCTGGTCATACCGTAACGGACCAACAAAAAGAAGTTGTTGTGAGTGGTATCAAAGGGCATATGGATTGTAAGATTGATGGGGAAGTTATAGATATAAAAACTGCATCTGGCTTTGCATTTAAAAAGTTTGAACGTGGTACGCTTCGAGAGGACGACCCCTTTGGTTATTTAAGTCAGCTTGCAGGATACGAGAAGGCAGAAGGGACGAACAACGGGGGGTTTCTAGTTATCAATAAAGAGTCTGGTGAGCTTACTCTGTACCAACCAGAAGAGTTAGACAAACCAAACGTAGAGTCTCTTATTAGTTCAATAATGCAACTAATTTTTAACATCGGAAAGCCTCCAGAAAAATGTTACAAGGCTATACCGTCGGGAACAAAAGGTAATATGAAATTACCAAGAGGTTGTGTGTATTGTAACTTTAAAATAGAATGCCATAAGGACGCTAACGATGGTGAGGGTCTTCGGATGTTTAAGTATGCGAAGGGTATTGAATACTTAACCGAAGTAAAAGCAGTTCCTAAAGTTGAAGAAATCTCTGCATGAAAAAGAAAATAAAAAAACAAGTAAACGAAAGGGCAGGTGCTATTTTAATTGAGTGGTTAAAAAGTATTGTTGAAGAGGACGAGGCTGACCAAATAACAAAAGAAAACTTTAAAAGTTTCTTACCTAAAGACCACTATATGCAATCACAAAAAACGTGCTACTTATCTTTTTACACTTTTCGTTGGGCCACGCAGAACATTAAAAAATTAGTTAAGAAGGGCGTGTCCTTGGATTCAATTAAATTGGAGGACTTACAATGGCTTCTGAAGAAACGAACTATGAACAACCAGTCGAGCATATTATAATTGCTTACGCGGCTAATGTACAAATACGACAAAGTAAACTTCAATTGGAAGAATTACTTTTCCTGTATGACGCGATTAAAGAGGCTATCAGTAATTACGAAAGAGAAATACATTGAAGCGTAAGGCAAGAGTTAAAAGACCACGACATAAAAAAATTAAAGGCTACGATAGTATTTGGGAATATCTATTACACGATACAATTTTAAAGGATTGGGAGCATCACTCAGATAAAATTAATTACGTGATTCATCATTCTTATGAGCCTGACTTCGTTAGGACTTTACAAGACAAGATAATTCTGTTAGAATCGAAGGGTAGATTTTGGGACTTCGCAGAATATTCAAAGTACAAATGGATTCGAGACAGCCTACCAAAAAATACAGAGTTAGTTTTTCTATTTGCTAACCCCTCTTCTCCCATGCCAAACGCTAAGTTTAGAAAGGACGGCACAAAACGAACACACGGAGAATGGGCAACCACAAATAATTTTAGATGGTACACTGAGGCTACCCTACCCGATGAGTGGGTAGATATAAAAGCTAGAACATCTGATGAATTTAATGAACGACAACATGACCTTGATAAAGAGGAAGAAACTTATGCGAAATAAAAAGTTAAACGATGTAATGCCAGAAGAATGGAATAGTTTAAAATACAATCAAGATATGCCAGACCCCTTGGAGTCTCTTGAAGAGACAAGCTACGAAGATGAGGCACCTAAATCTTCTTATCAATTACGAGAGGAAGAAATAAATAATCCACAACACTACAACAAAGGAGGTATTGAATGCATTGATGCAATTCAAGCCATGCTAACTGCCGAAGAATTTTTAGGGTATCTACGTGGTAATTCTTTAAAGTATAGGTGGCGGTTCCGTTATAAAAATAATCCTATAAACGACTTGTCAAAAGCTTCTTGGTATGAAAAGAAACTGTTTGATTTTTATCGAGGAGAAAGGGAGAAGAAGAATGGACAGAAAGGCGGAGAGGACTGCTAGGTTTAATCGCAGTAAGCAAGCGAAGAACAGGCAAAAATCTAAACGGTATGTAAAGGATAAGAGGGAACACGAACATGACTTTGAACACACAAGAATACCTCGGCATTCAGATAGACCTAAACAAAGAGAATGACCTAGACCAATTTTCAATAGACACATTAAAAGATAGATACTTTTGGGAGAATGAAACTTATGCTCAACAAGCTTTTGCTAGGGCTTCAATATTTGGGGCAACGTACAAAGGAGCTACTGATTACGCTCTTGCACAAAGACTTTATAATTACTCAAGTGCTTGCTGGTTTATGTTTAGCACCCCTATTCTTTCTAACGGGGGAACCTCTCGCGGTTTACCCATTAGCTGTTTTCTTAATTATGTTCCTGACTCAAGGACTGGTTTATCTAATCACTATGATGAAAACATTTGGCTGGCAAGCGCGGGTGGAGGTATCGGTGGATATTGGGGTGATGTTAGGTCTAACGGTACTGGGACTAGCAACGGTAGCAAATCTACTGGGTCTATCCCTTTTATGCATGTCGTAGATAGTCAGA